ACCTGATGCGGCAGCACGAGTTGCTGCAGATGGTCGCCAACGACCTGGGTGACGAGGCCAAGATCACCGAAGGGCTGCAGAAGGCTCGGTCGGCTTCTCACGACAGCCTCACGCCTGAACAACTCGCCATCATCGAGATCCAGCTGCGGCGCAACAACAGCCTGGAGATCGAGAAACGGCTGACCGAGGAGCAGACCAAGCGGCTCGAAGATCAGTTGGCCGTTGAGCGCGACCTGGCCAAGCTCGAAGACGAACGCATCGTCAAACTGGGCACGGATGCGGGGGAGACGGCTGGGCTGGGCGCTCGCCAGTCCGCCGAGGCCAATGGCCTGACGGGCGATCGAGCGCGGGGCGCCGCCAATGGCTTCGCCGGCACAGTCGAGATCATGGGCCAAGAGCAGATGGCGCAGATGCGCACCTTCGGCGAGGAGATGGCCGAAATATTCGGACCGGGCGGCACCCTGCAGCAGGGGCTGAGCGGCGTAGGCGACAGCATCGGCGACCTAGTGGGTCACTCGATCGCGTTCGGCGACTCGTGGCGCGAGACCGACCAGGCTGTCAGACGCCTGGGCCAGAGCATCATCGCCGAGGTCATCGGCTCGCTCATCAAGATCCCGATTCAGATGGCCATCAACGCGGCCATCGGGAGCGCGCTGCAGGCCACGGCCACGTCTGAGACGGTGGCGCAGGCGGGCGCCATCACGACCGCCATGGCGCCTGCTGCAGCGGCCACTTCGCTGGCGAGCTACGGCACCAACTCGGTGGGGGCCACCGCGGCCATCGTCGGCGTGGCTGCCCTGGCTGCGGGCACACTCATCGGGGCCGCAGCCTTCAAGGAGGGCGGCTACACGGGTGACGGCTCGATCGATGGCGTGGCGGGCATCGTCCACAACCGCGAAATGGTGCTCCACGCGGGCGCCACTTCCAAGTATCGCGCCGAAGCGGAGGCCATGAATGCAGGGACCTATCGCCGCGGTGGTGGTGGAATGCAGGTCACCCTCATCAACCAGGCCCCGGGAGTCGAGCACGAGGCTCGGGAGACGGACGATGGACGCATCGAGATCATCGCGCGCCGCGTGCTCGCACAGCACGGCCCGGACGTGATTGCGAACGACATGATGAGCCCGCACGGCAAGACGGGGCGCGCCGTGGTGCAGACCACGACGGCCAGGCGGAGGCGCTCGTGAGGTACCCGATTGCGCCGTGCCCCAAGCCACGTCAGACGCGCTCTGACAAGTGGAAGAAACGCCCGTGCGTCATGCGCTACAGGGCATTCGCGGATACCGCCAGGCTGTTGCGTGTGGCCGTGCCCGAGGGTGCTCGCGTCACGTTCTGGATTGAGATGCCCAAGTACTGGCCAGAGGCGCGCAAAGCGAAGCAGGACGGGCAACCCCACCGGCAGAAACCTGATCTAGACAACTGCGTCAAGGCCCTCTTGGATGCGATGCACAGCGACGACTCTCACGTGGCTGAGCTGCACGCGGTAAAGCGCTGGTCTAGGCGCGCGGGAATCGAGGTCGAGGCGACGTGACGACCCCCCTGCTACCCTTCATTCCCGAGCAGTCGGGCTACGGCGTCTCGCACCCGGACCAGGTCGTCTCGGTCGAGCTCGACGGCGGCGCGCCTCGGCTGCGCGCCGACAAGCTGTTCGCCTCCGGCAGCGTGAGCGCGGCCTGGTTCCTCGACAGGGCCGAGCTAGCGACGTTCCTGGCCTTCATTCGGCAAGACTGCGCGCGGGGGGCCCTGCCCTTCCTGGTCGACATCATCACCGAGTCGCATCTGCTCCTGCGGCACCGTGTCACGCTCACACCGAGCAGCCTGCGCACCGTGCAGGTCAACGGCCTGACGTACAAGGTCAGCGCCGAGCTCAGGCCCGAGCAGCTCGCCTGTACGGGCGGGTTTATGCGCTTCATCTCGCCCAACGAGATCCAGGCGCTCTACGCGACGGACTTCAACGACTTCCTGCTCGTCGGCGACCCGATCCAGCTCGTGGGCGCGCAGGTCGTGCAGACCGGGCAGGTGCCGCTCGATCTAGACGGCACCTACCAGGTGGCCAGCATCCCATCCGTCACCCACATCACCCTGACTGCGCCGGGAGGGCAGTGGCCGCTGATTGCTGCGTATCCTGGCGCGCAGACCAACGGCGTGAGCGGCGTAGTCGTAGCGAAGGCACCGACATGAGACAAATCACCAAGATCGTGTTGCACACCGCCGGTGCCGTGAACCCCAAGACCGGCCGCGCCGTGTATCAGACGCGGGACGACATCGACCGCTACCACCGCGAGCACAACGGCTGGCGCATGATCGGCTATCACTTCTACATCGAGGAAGATGGCGCGGTGAAGGTGGGCCGGCGCGAGGACGAGGTTGGCGCGCACGTCCAGGGCTTCAACGAGCACACGATCGGCGTGTGCGTTGCCGGCGCGGGCGACGTGCTCCCGTTCAACGCCAAGCAGACGGCTGCGCTCATGACGCTGCTTGCCAGATTGACGCGCACGTATCGCCTGACCAGCGACGACACCATCGGGCACCGCGAGTGCCCTGCCCACGGCAGCCCGCCCGTCCACAAGACCTGCCCGGGCATGCTCATCGACATGGATGACGTCCGGCAACGCCTCGCAGATAGGCTGGAGACGAGCGCCTAATGGTCAAGGAGCTCGACAACGCGCAGTACCTGTCTGACAGGCGACGTTGCGCCAAGAAGATGGTGTCGGAATCGCTGCTGGCCGCTGCCAAAGCTCAGCAGCAGAACGAGAGGCAAATCACAGCGGCGTCCCGACAGGCGTTCGTGGCTGCGCTGTCTAGGCTCTACACGGCAAAGGCCCTCGCATCGGTGTACGAATGAGCCTGCTCTCCCAATTCTTTCTGTCGAGCCCGCCGAGCGTGGTGGCGCTCGACCTATTCGAGATCGCGCACCCGAACTTCTCGCAGACGTACCGCATCGTGCGTAACGCGCCCAATGGGGTAAGCGTGACCCACGAGGGGCCTGCGGGGCCGTTCGCCTACTCGTACTACCCGGCGCGGGTACTGCCCATCGCGGGGCGCGACGACCTCGTGCAGGCGCTATCGATCACCCTCGGCGACCTGGGCGCCGTGCTCGCGACTGAGATCGAGAACATCTGGGCGGGCAACGGGCTCAACGTTCGTCCTAGCCTCATCTATCGGGAGTACCGTTCGGACTCGCTGGGGGCGCCCATGGACGGGCCATACCTGCTCGAAATCGTGAACGTGACCACCTCGAGGGAGGGGGCGACGTTTGAAGCAAGGGCCCCGGAGCTCAATGCTTCGACCACAGGGGAACTCTACAGCGTCGAGGTGTTCCCTATGTTGAAGGCCTTCCAATGAGTGTCTGCGTCCACGATTGCCTGGGGGACATGGGGGCACACGTAGACTGCCCGATCCACGGAGTGGTTCGCGGGAAACCCCTCGACTTTGCCGAGGAGATGACGCGGCTGTGGACCATGATCGACGGTCAGCAGGAGCAGATCAACGCCATCGAGGCCAAGCTCGTGCAGCTGCTGGCTCACATGCACTCTCACCCGCCCGATTCGCGCGCAGCCCACTTCACGCACGACGTCGAGGGGCGTCGTCTGCCGGCGCCAGTCCCGAGGCTTCGCCACCCGAGCGGCAATGGAGACGTCAAGCGATGAGGTTCATGAGGTACATCTGCGCGGACGACTATCTCGGGCGGAAGTTCGATCGGCGCCGCTACAACTGCTGGGCGTTTGTACGCGACGTCTGGCGGGACATGACTGGTGTCGACCTCGGCGACCTGAGTCCGGCGAGCGTGGCCGTCGAGGCCCTGGCGCAGGCTGCCGGTGCCGAGGCACAGGGGCCACGCTTCCGCCGGGTCGAGCCTGACTCGAGCAACGGGCCCTGCCTGGTGCTCGCCGAGCGGCGAGGCTGGATGCCTCACATCGGCGTCCTGCTCCGCGCACGCGTTCTTCACCTGCGGGCAACCGGCGCCGGCTACGACGCGTTGTGCGACTTCGCCCAGGGCTTCGAGCGCGTCGCCTGCTACCTGCCCGTGGAGCCCGTCCAGGCGGGGGCGAGGGCCTGTGGTTGAGATCACCATCGTCCCGAACCCCCTCGAGCCTGAGCGGGTCGAGCTCCACACGGCGCCCGGGCTCATCCCCTGGCTGGTCGAGCGCTACGGGCACTGGCCCGCCGCGGCGCGGCTCTGCCACGTTTGGGGCGCGCTCGAGGTCGACGTCACGCCGACCACGGAGGTAGACGCCGAGGCCCTGAGCGACCTCCCAGGGCCGTTCATCGTGCGGGAGCACCCGGAGGGCGTGGCGGCCATCGTGGTCGTCGGGATCGTGGTGCTGGTGGCCGCCGTCGCCGCGATCCTGCTCATCCCCGAGGTGCCAAACGTCAGGGCCCCAGCGCAGCGCGCTGCCCTCGGTGGCTCGCCGAACAACCAGCTCGGCAAGCGGTCGAACAAGGCCCGCGTCGGGGAGCGCATCCCCGACATCTACGGGAACGTCAGGTCCTACCCCGACCTGCTGATGCAGCCCTACTCGATCTATGGCGCCGACCACCGCGAGCGCGAGATCGCGTACTACTGCGTGGGGAGGGGCAGCCACTCGATGACGGCGGTGCGCGACGGCAACCAGCTCGGCGGCAGCATCGAGGGTTGGTCAGCCGAGATCTACGGGCCCGGCACTGCGCCCTTGGGTGGCATCCCGGCGCACACCCCAAGCGCCACGATTGGCGACCCCGTCCTCGACGACGTGCACACGGTGTTCCGGGTCGAGGCCGTCAACGGGCAGCAGCTCCGCGCGTGGTCGGATGGCACGTTCTACGGCTCGGCCATCCTTCAAGCGCCCGTGGGCGTGGGCGGCACGGGCGGGCTCCTCAGCACGGCCCGATTCACCCACCTGGGTGGCGCCAACGGCAAGATCGAGCTTCCGTTCAGCGCGTCATCGACGGAGATCACGTCGCGCTTAGACATCGGAGACGAGCTCTTCGTTTACTGGCCCACAGCGTATCTGCCGGCGGGCACGGGCACAGCACCCGACCTGAGCACGCCGGCGACGCAGCTCATCCCGCTCGAGGTGACCGGGCTCATCGTGACGGCCATCGTGCCCATCGCGGGCAAAGTGGAGGTCAGCGTCACGATCCCCGCGGCGCAACAGGCCCAATGGGCGCTGCTGGCCCCCTATTTCGGCGTACCTGGTCCGTTGTTCGAGTTCGCCGAGGTGACGAACGTGTCGCGCCGCTACGTGGGGCCGTTCTTCTCGGACTTCCAGCACGACCCGGGCTCGATCCGCTTCGAGCTGATCTGCAACTTCGTCGCGCCCAATGGGCTGTACCAGGACGACGGCACGACGCTGCTACCCCTCGACAAGATCATCCAGATTATCGTCACGCCTACCGACGCGGGCGGCACCCCCTCCGGCCCACCCGAGGTATTCGCTCGCAAGATAACCGGCGCAACCACTGGCGGGCAGCGCGCCATCTCCGCGCACTGCAGGCCGACTGGATTCGGAACCAATACGCGCTGTCTGGTGCAGGCGTGCCTGCTCACGAACAGCCCAAGGAAGCAGCGGCTATCGAATAACGTCGAGTTCAAGGTCTACGGCGCGCGGTACGACCGAGACCCGCCCAAGATCGCGTACTACTCGGGGCGCGTCGTCGACGAGGTCCGGTGGGTCGACTGCTACTCGATTAGCACGCCCCCCAACATCAGCTTCGGCAATGTGACGACGATCCACACGAGCACGCTCGTGACCGAGGGCGCCACACGCATCAAGGACCGCGCTCTCAACGTCATCGCCGCTCGCAACATCAACACGTGGAACGGCGTGACCTTCGGAGGCCCTCTCATACCGAGCGACAAGGCAGAGAACGTGCTCTTCGCGGTCATGAAGGATACCCTGATCGGTAACCTGCCCGATGCGTCGATCGACTTCGCCGGCATAGCCGCAGCCTTCGAGCTCGTGCGTACCAAGGTGTTCGACACCAGCCCCCTGGCCACGGCGTTCGCCTACACCTTCGACGAGACCGACATCTCCCTCGAGGAGACGATCCAAGTGATCTGCCAGGCCTGCTTTGCGCAAGCGTATCGCCGAGGCCCGGTCATCAGCGTGCGCCCGGAGGTCGCGCACGACGACAGCGTCATTCTGCTGAATCACCGCAACGTGTCGCCCGGGTCGATGAAGATCACCCACAACTTTGGCACCCCGACGGAGAACGACTCGGTCGAATGCGTCTACACGGACGCCTTCGCCGGCACCTCGAGCAAGGTGCGGGTGCCGGTGTTTGGCGCCAACCTGCGCCCGCGTCAGCTCAACGTGGCGGGCATCTCATCCGAGCGCCAGGCGTACTGGCACGCCTACCGCGCCTACCACAAGATGCTCTACCAGCGGCAGAGCGTCTCGCTCGAGGCGGCCCAGGAAGGCGCCGTCGCGGGCGTGCGGCAGCGCGTGCTCATCGCCGACCTGACCCGACCTGGAGGCGTCCAGGACGGCGAGGTGGTGGCCATCTCAGGCGCCACCGTCCGCACGAGCCAGCCCGTCTTGCTCAACCCGGCGCGGACCTACACGCTGTTCCTGCAGGATCCAGCCGGCGTGGTGCAGGAGCGCGCTGTCGTGAGCTCGCCGAACACGCAGCAGCTCGTGCTCGCGTCGGCGCCGAGCCCTGCCCCCATCATCGACTCGGCCCTCGGCGTGCGCACGCTTTACCAGCTCGTGGCCGACGACCAGCCCACCCCCGGGGCCTACCTGGTCAGCAGCACCCGCCCCTCTGCGGAGCTCACCGTCGAGATGACCGCGGTCAACTACTCCCACCTGTACTACCTCGCCGATGGGCTGCAGACCTGGGTGACGTTCTCCAACGGGCTGAAGGACCTCTCGCCGATCCGGCGCTCATACTCCGTCGGCGGCAGCCCCATCATCAGCGGTGGGCTCTGGACGGGCGTCGCGGCCAGCTATTTCCAGGATTCGCGCGGCGGCAGCTTCGAGCCGACGACGCCGAGCTACACGAAGGAGGCGTGGATCACAGCGACCGCGCCCACGGCGAGCCACATCAACTCGACCAGCAACGACACCTCGCAGCAGTTCATCTTGGAGCTCGACCAGCACCTCTACGGTGGGCACGGCGGGAGCTACCAGGTCGGCTTCGACTACAGCGCCCTGCTGGGCACCTTGCATCAGGTGGCCCTGAGCTACGACGCAGTGACGCAGCGCATGGTGCTCTTGGTCGATGGTGCCCTCGTCGACGAAGCCACGGTCGCACCGAGCGGAACTAGCGGGCAGAACCGATACTTGGACACCTACGCGGGCACCTGCCTGCAGCTCGCTCGTTGGGGCCGCGCTCTCTCTGACCGGGAGATTCGAGAGCTCTACTTGCGCCAGATATGAGGCGAGGAGCCACACTAACTAGTTGATTTGACTGGTAAATAGTCCGGGTGCTACTCTGTTCAGTATGAGCATCCCGCTTCAGCTATTCAGCGGTGTCCTTGCCGCAACCGATACGGTCGCGTGCACTGTGCCGGCCGGGCAAATGTGGCGCGTATCGAGCATCACGTTGTCTCAGCCGACAGGCGCTGCCACGGCCACGGCCAGCGTGGCGCTCAACGGCACGAGCTTGACCGCTGCCAACGTGCGGCTCCTGCAGACGCTCACGACGGGCTCGGCGCAAGCCTATTCGCTCTTTCCTGGGTTCGTGTTGCCCCCAGGCACGACGCTGAACGCGAGCTGCACGACAGCGGCGCAAACGAACATGACGATCAACGGCACGAAGGAGGTCATCACGTGATGCGCCCCCTGTTCGCCCTGGTGGCGCTTTCACTGCTCGTGCTCGAGGGCACCGGCTGTGGCTCGGTCACGGTCGCGCAGTGCCGCGTCAGCGCGGTCAGGTTCCTGCCGGATGACCCGATGCAGGTCACCGTGTTCGACACCGTCGACCTGGTCGAGCGCCTGAGGGCATGCGACGCGGCGCCAACCGCGGACGCGGGTAAGCCGTGAGCGACAAGCACGAGCCGTTCATGCTGATCACACGGAACGGCTCGTCGGAGGGCGCGCCCCTCGAGGACTTGGCCGCCAAGGTCGACTCGTTGACGTCCACAGTGGGTGATTTGGTCGAGAGGATCGATGGTCGTTTCGACGTGTTCCACAAGGAACTGTCGCTGCTGCGCCACCAGGTCACCGGCGATATCGCGCCCCGGGTGACGGC